ATGGTTAATATCAAAATAAGACTTGATCTCAACATGAAAGGGAAGCTCCCTATCGGCACCTTTCAAGCGCTTCAAGCTCAAGTTGAGAAGAGATTAAAAAACAAATACCCTGAATTAAATGTGGATATTGGCTGGGGAGCTCATACTAGCCTAAATATTGATGGGCTAAAAAAGAATGAAAAAAAAGACTACATCGAAGAAGTGCTGCAAGAGATTTGGGAAGATGATAGCTGGCTCCCCGAAGGAAACCAAACGGAAGATATAGAATATTTTGACAAATAAATTAAACGAGCCAACTCAAGCTGTTGGCTCATTCCAATTTGAGTAGATTAATTAGCATGGGAGGAAGAGGTAATTATTATCTGGGTATCCAAATACTGTTTTTCCTTATCAATATCTGTTAATTCATTTTCAACTAAACTTTCTTTAGTTATTAGTTCAAAAAATTCCCCAATATCAATATCTAACACTTGTAATGAAGAAATTAATTCATCAATACCAATCCTATTAATCCCCCTCTCGTAACGATATAATTGCTGTTCACTTTTAATTCCAGCTTGTTTAGCTAGCTGAAATGCTGTTAGCCCACTCTGTATTCTTAGCTTCTTAAGGTGAAATCCCACTAATTTAGAAATTGAGTTAGTGCTCTTCATATTGTGCTCCTTTAGTGTAATTAACATCTCGAAATGAAGCTCTTGATATAACCCTTACCTTTAACTGAAACAAATTTCAATACATTGAAGAAACTTTCTTATAATTTATCGCACTATATTATTCTCTTTTTATATTAATTTCGCTTTTCTGCTCCTCCTCCGCTTGCCTCTCCGCCTCCTCTTTCGCCAATCGCTCGGCTTCTGCTTGCTTGAGGTTGTAGATAGAGTTAGGTGGCATTTCGACGCGCATGTCTATCCAGCGCGATTCAGGTACGTCGCAAGGTTCGTAGTTTTCGAAGTAAACCGGAGCGCCCTCTTCATCAAAGAGCTTGATGCGCTTGTTCTGGAAACGTTCTGGCATATCTGCGTTCTGTTGGTGGAAAACAAAAACTTCAATATCACCATCAGGTCTCACCTCGTAATCAATGAGAACCATGTTTTTACCGTTATGGTCTTGAGGAATGACAAAGCCGTTATTGATACCCCATGCACCATCTGCATTAAAGCCCACAACGCCTTTAATGAGGTAATGGCCAACACCAAGATGTTCCATTTCAACGCCTTCAGATTCGTCGTTTAACTCAATGTCATCAGCGAAGAGTTTTACCACCGGAGAAGCGGCTTTTAAGTTGCCATTGGCGTCTTTAGTGGTGTTTGCTGTGTTATAAATATCATATTTTGTGAGCGCACCATTAAAAACGGTATAATTACTCACCTTTCCCGTCCCACTTGAGAAAAAGATACCGTTCGATCTATCACTCGCGTAATTGACATTAAACCCATTACCCCACGTATTAAAAGAGTTATCTTCCGCCCCTCCTCCTTGCCTAATCACCTGTGTGGGTAACACAGCTTTTAGCTCTGCATCTTTTATAATGCTGGGTGCTCTTGAACCAAAGCCAAAATCACCCACTTGCATTGCTGTACCCATAGACTTAGGAAACGAAATGCTGTATTTGATTTTCCCATCATGCCCACGCTCATATAGCTGAGCCATAACGGGTTGTTCGTCAGGCTTAGATTCTAAGTAAAGGGTTGAGCCATCATCTTTTTTCAGTCTTAAAGTAGGATAATTCATCCCTTTTTTATATACCGTTATTGACTCCATTTCCCCTGTAGTTTTATCAACCTTTCCATCTAGCAGCCTATCCCTTTCTTTCTCCGTTCTCAGTTGCTGTGTTGTGCCGTCTGGCAACGTCACTGTAATCGTACCGCTTTCTGTCGCCCATCGATTTAAGATATCGCTGAACTGCACATTCGCAACGTTCATGGCAACAACTTTGTTTGCTGCATCTGAAACGGAATTCACCATCGTTGTCAGTATTTGATACGGTGCATTGCTCACCGATGCAGGCACAGGGAAACTCAGTGTTATCTCTGTGTTGCTCTGAATAGACGCAATGCTGTTGATATAAATCGTTGCGCCATTTTGAATTAAAATAACCTGCTCTGCTGATACTCGCGAGTTGTTATCTTTCCACTTTGTGTTAGTTCCAATTAGTTTTGTGCTGTTTGCTGTCGTTGTGACTGTTCCTGCGTTGTACATAATATTCTCCGAAATTTAGATACAAAAAAACCGCACTAGGCGGCCTGTTTTGTGTGATGATGCTCGTGGTTAAGTGTCTAACATCGAAATATCAATGATGATACCCTGAAGGAACCTCCCAGTTCCTTCTCTTGATGGTGGGGTGTCGATGTAACTATCTATGTGCGCTATAAATTCATAAATATACTTAATAGTTAATCCATCTTTGTCATCGACGTAAGAATAACCTTCTGAATAAACGTCTGCTTCATAGTAATACTCAAAGTCAAAGGGGTCTAAGTATCTTCTTATATTCCTGTAATGCAGATATCTATCACCTTGCTGCTGTATCCAGCCATATCGGTGGCCAGAAATGCCGTTGAACCTAAACTCACCGGTGCCAGTGTTTTCCCACGTGACATTGTACTCGCCCGCAAAAGAAATGAATTTGGCCAGTGATGAGAACTTGATTTTCCCGTCAGCGCCGAATATCTCTAGGCCTGCCCCAGACTTTGGGTAATCAACTTTTGATATAGGAGCGACACTATATGAGCCGTTTAATGTGTTAACTGTGGGGAATAATATTCTCTCTTCTAACCCCAGCTCGAAGTCCTCAACTTTTCTATGAAGGCACATCGTTTCTAAATCATCCCTGAGTTGAAGATCGCCTTTGCCATTAAATATTTCAAGTCCAATCATATTGCCCACACTGTCACATGATGCGTAAAACTGTCGTAGAACCTCGTGCCGCCTGTCCCTGCTCCGTTGTTTTCCCATTTATAAATTGGGTAATCAACACTGTAATTAATTGTTGAACCATTCACTTCATATTTTTGATAATTTGGCATTGTGACGCCAAAATAATTGCCCATAATGAACCGCCAACGTATTGAAAAGTGACACAGTATTCTTCCTCCTAATGTAATTGTGGGCACATTTAAACTCCCAGTTTTCCCTAGTGGTAGATTGAAATTCCCCAAGTACCGAGGAATAATTGTGTCCTCACTAATGATTAATCGCCCTTTTTCATCATAAATCTCTAAACCTATCCCCATCACCACATCCCCATTCGTAATCTTAACTTACCATCACGGCTGAACAGCTGTTTGAGTGTACTGGTTTCTATCCAATAGCCTTGCGTGCCGTTTCCATATTTCTTTTCCTCCCCTGTACGCATATTCAGCTGATACCCTATTTTTTTAGCATCGCTAAAATTAGTTGATTGCAGCACATCAGCGATTTTTGCACTTGTGATTGTTGCATCTCCGATAAGCGCTTCACTGATAATAACTTGTCCTTTTTCAACAAAAAACACGGGCTCTAGCTTGCCACTAGATGGATTGAAAATGCCGAACGTATCAGCACTGAAACCAATTTGCGTGACGACTTGGCCGTTTTTTACCTCCACTCCCATCATGAACTTAGCGTCGTAATATTGACCATTCCAATTAATGCCGGTCTTAATTGTGTAGATAGCAGAGCCATTGCCGTTGTGGTCAAAAATGGTTTGCCCACGTTGCTCAATCGCTGCCTGCTGATTGTCAAACTCAGCTCTCGTCAACTGACTGAAATCCGCCAAAGCTTGCTCGTTGTCGCTGATTGACTGCTTGTTATCACTGATTGACGACTCTGCTTGACCGATTCGAGTAGATAAATCTGTGTTAACTTTAACAATCGCTTGGTCTTGTTTCGCAATCGCTTCTTTCTGCGTGTCAATTTGGGCTTGAACGGTGTCAATCCTGCCATCAAACTTCGCGTTGAGCTGTTCATGGCTTTTTGCAACTGACTGCTGAGTATCTGCCAGCGCTTCTTCAACTCGCGTAAAACGAGCGCCATTCTCACCGAGCTGGGCATCAATTTGCGTGAACTTCTGCGCATAAGCTTTATCGTTATCAACAATAATTTTGTTGGTCTCACGAATAGAGGCTTTAGCACGTAAAAGCTCAGACCCTTGCTCATTTTGCTGTGCTGCGAGCTGTAACGTCGTTTCAGCTTGCGATGATTCGATGTTAGACTGCGTGTTTTGAAGGTTCGCTATCGTCGCTTCATTGCTATCAAAGCGTGAAGAAGACACTTGCTCAAGCTCTGTCAATGTCTTATCCGTCTCAGCGATGGCCTTTGTGTTAGTTGTCACTGCGGCGCTGATATCTGATAACTCTTTGTTTGTCTTGTCTATTTCCTCTTTATTAGCGTTAATATCTTTCCCGAGCTCTGCGCGTACTTGTTCTGTGCGTTCTGAGTGTGCTTTGTCTTGCTCTGCGATTGATTTACGCACATCCACGAATTCAGCTTGCGACTCTTCAAATTGCGCTTTCACGCTCTCCGCTAGCTCGGCTGTTGCTTTCTCATTCGTCGCTGTTGCATTCGCAATACGCTTGACGTCCGCTTTCGACTGTAGCAACTCAGAGCTATGTTGGTTCACTTGAGCTGTCGTCTGCATTATCGCTTCTGAAACTGCAAGCTCCACATTTGACAATGACGTCTCAAAGTGCGTGATATAGCCGCGCATCTCGCCGAATTCAGCTGTAGTTGATTGCTCAAATTTAGCTTGCGCTTTTTCTAAGTCGCTAGTTGCTGTTTCAACTGTTGTGACACGGCTTTTGATAGTGCCGATTTCTTTATTTGTGTCGCCCAAATCAGCACGGACTTGCCCTATCTGTTGAGCAAATGCCTCGTTCGATTTAGCAAGTGACTCTTGGACATTCAAAATATCCGCAGCAGTATGCTCAAATTGAGCCGCAACTTCTTGCTGGTACTTTGCTTGAGAGGCGGTGAAATCAGCTTGAACTTGCTCTAACTGCTTAATTGACGCCTTACCTTTAGCGGATTCTTCCTTGAGTTCATAGTAATTCTCAGTCGAAAACTGAGTTAAAGTCATCACCGCTTCGTTGACCGCTTCAACATCTCTGTCAATGCTGACAACTTTCTGCTTCACATCAATCGTGTCCAGCTCAAGCTCTGCAATCGCTTCTTTGCTAAAGTCAATCTGCTCTTGCATCTGCTTGCCTGCTTCGGTGGTGAGGAAGGTGTCACCAACCGCGTCCAGAATACCCTCAACATCCGTTGATGACTCACCTAAAACAACGCTCGTCCACTCTGACTGATTCCCGCTTTTATCAACTAAACGAGCACGGAAATAGAAGCGCGCACCTGCTTTAAGGCCAGACATGCGATACGATTTTAGCGGATAAGGTACATCAGCCAGCAGTTGCATAGATTCAACTGTGTTTTCAGATGAATATTGCAGTTCTGTTTTTAGCGTGTCGCTCGTGTTCGCATCAAATCCCCAATTGAGAGTAATTCCCCAAACCTCAGAAGTAGCGCGTAAATTTAAGGGTTTTGGTGGATTACCTTCTTTTCCGTTGAGTTGAGTTTCTTCCGCATTAGCCCACACGCTGGAAATTTCAGACGCATTAATCGCCCGTACGCGAACTTGATAACGGCCTGCATAAATGCCATTAACTTCAAAACCCAGCGTTGATGTACGCGGAGCATTTATCCAGTTACCGTTGTCACGACGCCATTCCGCCTCATACGCAATCGCACTTTCAGCCGCTTCCCAATCAACCCGTAAAGTTGTAAATGCAATGCCTTGGTCTACTTGTGTGTATGAAGAAATACGCACATTTTTAGGCGCTGGCTGTACTTTGGGTGGTATAACGGTAATGGGTCTTTCGTCAATACGTGCACCAGCATCGATATGATCATAATTATCAGGATTGTGAATCACGCCCGATATGGTGTAAGTATTGTCTCCATTGTCATTGATATTAACGACTCGATATAGCTGAATAGCCAAGTCGTCAGAGTCAACAACCCACACTGCCTCTTTTGGCGGCGCCTGTGAATATTCAACAGAAACGGTGACCGTTTTTTTGTCTACAGCAGTAACCGTTCTTCCCTCTGACCTCCCGTCTTGCAAGTTAATGATCAAGCGGTCGCCCGTTTTTATTGATGCAACTCTATCGAGGGTGATTTTACGCCCTGCAACAGATGAGACTCGACCTCCAATTTGACGCCCAGCAAAATCCGAATCTGCTAATCCAATAACATGACCAGGAGAAGGTATCGCCCCCTCTAAACCGGTAGCAAAAGAAACCATTCGGTCATTTTCATTAGTCAACAACACCCAATCGCCACGCCTGTGCGCTTCACTTTGACGAGTGCATCCAATCGCTGACAAGTCTACTTTACGTACTGTTTTATATCTTCGTTGTAGCTTTAAGTTCACAACAGGTTCTATTGCGTCATTACTATGATTATCAACATCCGTGTATGAAACTAATGCTTGAGTGTATCGATTTGAGTGCTACCGCTTGAATATGTTGGCTTACCACCGACAATATTTGCATTTGTGAACACCCTAAAAAACTGGCTCAGGCATATCAGCGACAACATTGATTTTGTTATCAGCCCAATATGTCATCCCTCTGAATATCGCTGCTATATCACGCAATACTTGATAAGCTGATTCTTGCGATTGAAAGTAAACATCACACATGAAACGAGGCTCTTTGCCATCACCCCCACGTCCATCTGGTACTAATTCATCACAGTATTGAGATATCTTATATAAATCCCACTTGCTTAAATTAAGTTGTTTTATTCTCTCTCCGCAGCCATATCTATTGTGAATTGCCACATCGTAATAGATCCACGCTGGATTATTAGTCGCAGCTAACTTAAATGTGCCATCCCATACCCCAGAATAGGTCCGGTTAATTGGGTCATAATTCGTTGGAACTTGACAAGTATCCCACCTTTAGGTCGCACGCTGATTTTAGGATTCTGTTATTAAATTGACGGCATTAAAGGTAATGAATAACAAAGCAGTATTCGGTAGCGTAACTTTGCGTCAATCACTTCCGTGATGGCTGCAATGCTTATTTTATCAGCGATACGTGCATTGTTCTGATTCTTAGTCAAGCGACGAACACGAATTTGCCAACCAGTATTTGCTTTTGGGTAAATCAACACGATGTGAGCGTTGGTATTCACTAGTTGTCTTACCATCGAATGCCGATTTGATAATTTCCTTATAGCCTGAACCATCTGTCGATAGTTCTATAACGTAATCAATGCGATAGCCTGTGGTGTCGCCGTTATCGTGCTGTTGCAATAATTGAGGAACTGGAAAAACGACGCGAACCGCCGACAACTGGTGTTGTTGATGCTTCTTACATATGGCTGTTCATCTTTCAGCTCCATCCCTACCGCAATTTCATTATCAACGGAGGGATACCTTGGATGTATTCTTGATGCTCACTACCCGCACGGAACTCCCACGTTCACTCCTTCAAAGTTTTTAGAGCCATCCGCATTACCAATGGGTATCATCAAGAAAAGATCCGCGTATCATCCAACCCACCTGCTATTTCACCTTCTGAAATCGCTAACAGAATTTTTGCGGTAGATTCGGATAGCAAACTGTCTTTTGATTCGACGGGCGTATGTCCGCCACCGCCCGCCCCCTTTTGCACCGTATATCGTTTCCATATTTCACCCATAAAAAAAGCCACATAAGTGGCTATTCTGAAATTCATTGTTGTTACTGCTGATCTTCGGTATATATCCCTGCAGAGATAATAGCGCCGCCGATTTCTCGTCGGTCTAGCCCATAAAATAGCGGCACAGGATTACCTTGCGCAGTGGTGTTGACTGTGCCACCAAAAGGCATAAGACGGTTTATTGTCGGCGTCTTGGCGTATGGATAAACCACGCGGTTGTGGGGATAGCATCTGAACGATACCGCCAATTGCCATTGCTGCCCCGCCTAGCATTAAAGCGCTATTGGTGGTAGCTGACATAGCTAAAAATGCAGGGTTCCAGACCGCAAGCCCAATCATAGCGATACCCAGTACTGTTTGAAAAAATCCGCCTCGTTTACTTCCTTTAATGATTGGTGCTATGCGGATATCTTCTGTGGTATCAAGATGTAATTCATCTTCACTAATATTGCGCTTACCTTTAAATACAGCAAACTCTAGCCCTTTCAGGTGTGCATTCGCGAGGAATTGCTCAAAGCCGTCATAAAGCACTGATAATGCTTTTATGGCTTCACGAGGGGAATCTATATCTAATTTATGTTCACGCCCAAATTTTGCGCCCAGCACGCCGTAAAGCCGTATTGTTTTTAAACTCATACCAACTCCTTGCGTCTCACTATTTTTACCGTCCGATCTCGCCAGTAATCGCTGTAGGGTACTAAAGCACGTTTACGGAAGTCACCTTCAATAAACAGATTATCTAGCACGATAGCGCCATTTGATGCCTGATTAAAGACGGCTAAATTATCTTGGCGACGCTCTAAGAACGCCGTTTGTGCCAAATCGTTATAAATCACTAAATCGCTATTAGTTGTCGTAGCCATTACTTATATTTCCTTACTCTTTTGGAAGTTTTAAATATGTGTCACGCCGTATCGGCGAATATAATCAGCCTTTTCACTTGCGGACATTTGAGAACGTTTAAGATGCGCACCACCTTGTTTGTGTTTCCCTGCATCTGTACCTGAAGCAGCGGGGAATAAGTGAGGAGCACTTTCTTTTAGGGATTCAATCCATTCAATAGGTGATAATGGCGTGCGACCATCTTTGCCATGATTGGATTGCCATCTTCATCAACGGCTACGGCCTGACCTTCATCGTTGATCTGAAAAATGCCTTTGGCACGTAAAATTAAATCTTCTTGAGCGCTGGTTAATGCACCCGCTTTCCCTGCTGCGGAACGAATTTCATCGCCTAATACACGAGCACGGAATTTATTTGCAAACGCCTCAGCCCTTTCCACTCGGCTATTGGCTTCTTTCAGTTGTTTATCAACGTCATTGCGTAAGCGCTCAGTACGTTTATTAATGACTTCATCAATTTTGCCGTCAGCGATTAACTTGGCTTCTTCATCATTTTCAAAACGTTTGAGAATTCCACGTACAGCATCGGGATCAATACCATCAAAACGCTTGAGATTATCGTTTTGCTCTTTGAGCTTGCCGAGTAACTCGCTGTTCTTAGCCTTTAACCCTGAGACCTGCTTATCGATGATGGCTTGAATCTCTGGAGTGATTTCCGGTGTTCCACCACCTCCACCTTGCGAACCATCATCGGCCTGTGAATAATATTTTCGTTCAATATTCATAAATAACATGTTATTCCCCTTGGATTGAATGCGCCTAGCGCGTTGTAATAACTCAGCCCTGAGCTGAGTTTAGGTAATAAAAAAGGCCACCGAGGTGACCTTGAAGATTCAAATAAAACTATTTTTCTGTATCGTGAATTTTCTGTTTGAGCAGATAACCTTCAAGCGCCCAAATTTTATTAACTGCGTTCTGTCTGGCAATTTTGCGACCAATTTCCGCATCGAAATTTTCAGGACTTGCACATGCTGACTCACCAGTAACAGTGAAACCATTTTTCAGAACAAGAACGCAAAACGTTAATATATCCAATTGAGATGGCGGGTTAATAACGCGCTCTGATTCACTTAATTTTATTAAATTCATCACTTGCTGATAGCGCACCTGCAAAACCATCACCAGCAGTAAAGTAATGCTCACTAGCAATTATGCTTCAATGTGGTCTGGCGTGATACGCGCGGCAGTTTACCTTTAGCTTGAATCTCTTTCTCAATATCTTTATCTGTCATTTTTAGTTCCTTAAATAAAAAAAGACCCGTATGGAGTCTTGGTCAAATAATTTAATAATTTACTGGAACGATTAGCTATATCCAGCCTCTCTAAATGCCTGCTTGTCTATCTCCCTGAGTTGTTCGAGAGAAATAAACTCACCTTTGTCCGTGTAAAATTCGGATGGATGCATACCGCCCTCTTTCATCAACCTGAACCTTGTCTCTCCAAATACCTGTCGCTGTCGCCACTCAGGTTGTCGCTGTATCCATTCAAGAAAATTAGTATCCGCTGGCACTTGCCCGTCCATTGATGCTCTCGTTCCTGCATCCATCTCATCTAAATCAATGCCTAATTCACGCCATGATTTGGTAACCAATGTTTCTGTTGAACGGCAATTGAAGTGGATTTTTCCGGGCCTTGTAGATAAGGAACTTTATGACCAATAGGCTTACCTTCCAGCGTGTATCTCAACCTATCCCGAATAATGCAATCGTGAGATGTTTTATTATCGAGGGTAGATAACCATTGTTTACAATCAAGAATGTCTTTATTGGCATCAGCAAACTGATCTCGCGCTGTTGCTTGTAAATGGCTAATGGCCGTTTTAGCTATTGTCGTCGCATTAGCTCGGCTTAGTTGCAATACGCCATCCTTATAACCTTGGTTTGCATGTCCTCTGATTTTACGTCCGATTTCTACCGCACTATCACCATTTAAATAACCATTACGAACAGCGTTATTTATGCGTGTCATGCGATCTGACTCTAATCCATCAACCCATTCAGAAAGTAATTTCCCTTGAAATGGGCGAGACATGACTGAGGAAAATAGCATTTCCTCTGTAATGCTCATTAGTGGGTATTTGCGTAGAACAACATCAGGTAGTAGAGCATCAAACAGTGATGGGTAGTAGCCAGCCTCATATAATGCATGCGCTCTCATTTCTTCCGTCAGTAGCGAAAAAGCGCTATCAACAGCTCGCTTATTAATACTTCTAACACTGGACAGTAACGACTCCAATCGCCTTGCAGTGAAGCTATTAACATCGATAGAGACATCATCTAAAGCAACAATAAGTGAAGCAGTTAATTCAGCATCAAACTCATTAAGTGCCTTTATCATGCGTCTAGCCACCCCTGTAGAATAGCGACCAGAAAAAAGGGAGTGAGCAATCAATTCATCCATTAACCGCTCATTCACTGATCTCATGTCTCACCTACCATTGTCGGCTCTTGATTATTAAGCTCATCCACCACCACATCAACATCATCAGCGGGGTCGATAACATCATATTTTTGCAAACTACGAACCAAGTCAGATTTACGCGTTGCGCCAGATTGCCATGCTGCGACGATTTCACGGATCATCGAACTATCGGCAATGTGATTAACGAGGTCTTTGTTAATTTCAAAAGAAATATCTTTCGTGTCTAAACCTAAGTATTCAGCACACCATATTAGCGATTTACTGCATGCATCGGAAACGTTAGAGCAACAGATACTCAGGATAGAGGTTTGTGCGTTCTGCTCACCGACAGATTGAATAACCGTTTTAACCTTGCTATCAGCAGAAACTAACTGAGCACCAAGCGCCACCATATAATCGCGCTTACTGTCCATCGCCTCCTTTGCCAGCATGTTAGGTTGAGCCTGAGCGTAACCAAAGAAACCTTTTTCTGGCAACATAATTGGCGAGCGAGAACCAACCATAACGCCTTTCTTTTCTAGATAGTCACGCCATTCTGTTCCTAGCCCACCTAGATAAGGTTGTATTTGCCCACAGAAGAAAACAGAATCTTCATAATCAGCAGAGTTTCGATAATGCCCTAGGTTGATTTTTGCCAATCCTAGAAGTGGGGCTTCATCAATAGTGTGATCATTATTCTGTGCACCAATAAATGTAAATGGAATTTCATTCCACACACCGTTACCAGCACGCGCAGGTATATACTCAGAAGAAATTTCAAAAACGCTACTTCCACTGGGCTTGCGATAGACACGACAGACAAACTTACCTTCTTCTATCGACAATACACGGTATTGAACCTCATCCTTAAAACCAAACCCGTCCTCTTCTTCCACCGTTTCACGCAATACCACCAGCGTTAACATCGTGCGCCCATTAATACGAGCTGTGCGCCAGTTAATGATGTCTTCAGCACGATATTGGAATATGTACGGGAGTTTCGAATCACTGTTGTAATCAACATACAGACCATGCCGCCCTACCTCTAATACCGACTCAAGCGAGGACTGAGCGAGTTGATAAATACTTGAGCCCGCACCATCAGCATCATCTTTTAAACACGAAAGCTTTTCGACAATAGCAACTAAGGGATCTTTTTTAAATGCCATCCCTATCATGCCGTTGCGAGTATTGCCCGTTATTGGATAGAACACCGCACGGTCTTGATAATCTTTATTGCGCTTCTTTTTGCGTTTGCCATCTTGTTCTTCAAGTTCAGGAAGATAATTTTTTATATCTTCACCGCCTCGGCAAACAGCGCGAACTAACTCCCACTGAGGAGCAGCCGCTTTATACTCCGGTCGAGTGAAATCTACATTTGTTGTACTCATCAGAAGGTTGTTCCTAGGTTAATTTCGAATGCTGGGCGCTTGGTATTTCTTCTGCTCACCGCAAAATACCTAAACCCATCAGCATCATGTGATGTGTAGTCGTGAAGCGGTTTATCTTTCCAACAGCCTCGCTTGTCATCCCACTCTTTGCGGTAAGCTTCAAGGTGTGCAATGCCTTCACTACATTTATGCTCATCGAACACGCAAAGTGGCAGAATTTCACGCACCGCTTCGATACCTTCATCAACTGAAAGTTTCGGCACCACTTCAAATCGTATTGAGTAATTTTGTCCGTCGATTTCGTACCCCTCACGCGCTAATTCACGCCGAGATTTCGCATCAGAACCAAACTCGCGGTTATCGATATCATGAGGGCCATTGTGACTTGCATATGTGTAGCCTTTATCCTTCAGCACTTTCATGTAGTGCCGTAGACCTTCACCACTGTTTGAGTAGTGATCAATGACGTGGAACTCCTCGCCCACTTCACGAATAAACCAAATTGACGTTGAGTCACCCACACCAATATCCCAGTACGTGTGAACCGGTAAGTGCGAGTTATCAGGAAGTGTGCCAATGCGTTTATTTTCGTACAGGAAGCGGAACTGCTTGGCGTAGTAAGCGCCTTCAACCGATTGCTGGAATGCCTCAGACGGTATTGACGGGTATTCCCGCTTCATATCGTCGCCAAGCGTTTTCTCTTTGGCGTAGTACCATGCTTTTTGTCGCTCGTTTAATTGAACACCATGTTTGCTGGCTATCTCATCGAAGTAATCAACTAGCCGCTGTGGTAATTGCTCAACAGGGTCAATGGCATATTCGGGATTCTTCCACCATGAGAAGAAAAAGAACTTCCAGTCTAGGTTAGAGAGAGTCTTATTCTGAATTTGCGCTTTCTCAGCAGACTGGCAGTAATCATAAAAATAACCTGCTCGACCTTCCGCTGTGCTTTCAATTGTCGTGAAACAATCGCTTGATACTGCCTCAAACGCACCAGTAACAATCTCACGGGCTTTCTCTGGATACTTGGCGCATATCTTACCGAACTCAGATACATGTAAATATCTGAGCGTTCCGCCACGAAATGACGTGCTGATATAAAGTGAGCCGCCTTTGCTAAAAACCAATTCACCAGCCGCATCATTACTCGCTGGATTTGCTGCTTTAATTTCATCAGGTAATTTTTCGTAGGCATACTTTATCTTTTCCCTGAATAGTCGCTTAGCATCGTTAAGTGTGTGGGCTATCAATGCACATTTCGCCGCCTCAAATAACGCTGCGTCTAGCTGGATAATGCAAACCTCAGTAGTGAAGCCAAGCTGACGGGCTTTAAGGATAATGTTTCGCGTGTGCATCCCTTCAAAGTATTCAAGCTGCTCAGGCGTCATTTTAAATCGAACTGGCTTACCTTCTTTGTTGGTGATCCAGTAAAGATGATTCAATCGCCAGAGCTTATCTCTCAATAATGCAAGATGTTCTGGCTTCATGATTATTCCTTAGATAAGTCGTCCATTAGTTCTGATAGCTGACTAGCTGTCTTATTCGGCTGAACATCATCAAGCCCGTATGCTTGACGCTCAAGCCCAACCAAGTTTTTGAGTGTTTCACTTAATGCTTTGGCTGACTTAACGCGCTCAGGCAGGGAGATGATTGAGTGATAAATTTCATTGAGTTTGTCGCGTCCGTTGTCATCAGGACTAGACATTAACTCGCCCAATTTACTTAAAGCTGGCACATCAGCACATTCAGCAGATAGTTCATCAAATAAGTTGTTGGTTAATTCTCTAGCCCTTCGAATATCGCCTCTATGCTCCATGCGGACATTAGCGATAACCTCGGCATTAGCCTCAATAAGTTGCCGTTCTGAAATAGCCTTTTCGGTGGCAACCAGACTGGCAACCTCCCTTTTGGCAACCAAGTTTTCAGCCCTAGCCTTAACCTTTGCCTTTAAATCTCGCTCCCATCCTTCTTTCTTGGCGCGCTTACTTATCGCCTGATGGGTTATCTCGTATTGAGATGCTATTTCCCTTATGGACATCACGCCAGCTCGGTAAGCCGACTCGATGGCCTCCCAATCTGGTCTTTTAGCCATATCCATTCCTTAAATAAAAAAGGCCGCTAGGGCCTATTGTAATGTTGCAGAGTGTGATGACTGTTGATGACTTGGAAAAACTAGAAGCCCTTGCATTCCTGACTTTCCAAAAGCCTGAACGCATCTAGCTTCAAAATCTTTATAGTCAATGCAACCGTTAGCTAAAGTAGTGACAGCGACTAATTGATCCTGCACCAGTTGTAAAGCTTCTGGTTTTAGGTATTGGTGTATTTTATCTTTACTGTCCTTTGCCATCTGCTTAGCTTCTTCATAAACAGAATCAGGCAACACGGCTTGGTATACCCACTTAGCTGTTATCATCCCGAATAGCGATGGACAACCACCAACATGACCAGAATAAGGCAAACCAGACATTCGGCTTAATGCTTGATAGAAAGGTTGTTGAAAGCGCTTCTCCCATGATGTTGGCTTATCAAGTAAGAATATCGCATTGATTCTCTCATCATTATAAACTGGCATATTACCACGGATAAGAGCATCAATTTGTTCATCACACCATATTTCAAAATCAACGGACAGCCAGCGAGCGAAACGCACTGCTAGTTTTGGGTGCAGCCATGTTCCGCCACCCCTATCTTTCCTAGCTTTGCTAGTTTTTACATACGGGATTTTCCCGTATCTACCTTCAAGTGCTTGAATATAGGCTATTGTTTCAGGAAGCCTGACCCACTCATTGGGCACTTTCCCAAATTTAGCTGCTATATCGGTAGCATTGATCCATCCGTCGTTATTAAAACGCACAGGGTGCCCATCATATTCGAGAGGAATAATATTATTCATACGTATTACCTTCATTTGAAATGAACCCTCGTTCACATAGGAAATCAGCCCGTCGAAGCTCGCCAGCCATAACTGACTTCCTCGAAGGCTCATATCAAAGTGATTGGATTCGACGTTTTAGAATTGCTCTGTGAATGAGCGGTGAAATGCGTAAAGTTCGCAGCTTAGCGATACTCTGCTAAGCAACTTCTAGTCTGTTCCTAGCAGTCAAGATAGCGATCACCCCCTTAAATGGTGGGATAATTACACCTATTAAAAAGCTTCTGATTCATTGGAAGATAAATAAATTTACATAATCAAACTTATTTTTAACTACCATGTAACTAATTGAATAAACTCTGTATAGAATTAGTGCCGTCCTTAAGATGTACACAGCAAAGATTATTTCCTTTTCAAGCCTCAACACCAGGGGCTTTTTTTGCCATTAAAAAGCCCCTGATTTCTCAGAGGCTCATTATTCGCTTGCATATTTTGAATGCGTCAACTACATTTAATGTGATATTCATTAGTTCAACAGATGTGCTTAGCCCAACGCTGTGTGGGCTTTTTTTATTCAATTACCCGCCGTTGTTGTTCAATTTCCCGTATTGCTTTTTTTGTTGAGCTTTTAGTAAAGATTTTTCAGCGTCACTCTTTATTGCAGCTTTGATTATCGAAGCAATAGCAAAGAATGTAGCAAGTACGAACCAGCCAGAATATGCAGCAAAAGTTACATAAGCCACATCGGTTAATACATCATAAGTTCGCCACGCTATAGACTGGTGTTTGTAGGTTTTTGTGAATTTCTCTTTATCAACGAAGATAAGTAATATCCCCATGACAGCAAATAGCCAACCTGTGAAATACCCGATATTAGTTAGCCCTTCATTGTTCAGAGCCAACCCAAAATAAAGTGATGCAGCAACCACTACATCAATAAGAATTGCTAGCAGTCTAGCCCTCATCGTAAACACTCCGTTCTAATGTAGTCTTGCAACCCCTTAATCATCTGCTCTGACTCTGCAATTCGCTCTCTGAGTAACCAATAATTTCCGATAGCGGAGTCAGTAGGTCGGGCGGTTGCTCCATCATCCAAGCCGGAGGAGGAATCGGTTTCGCCTTTCGGACAACTGGCTCTGATGTACACCCGCTCAGGATTACGCTCAGCAGCAATACGCAACTGGTCAATTTCAGCTTTTGCATTTGTGAGTTCCGTTGTGTGCTTGGTGTCGAGTTCGTGAAGGGAATTAATGCGCTTTTCGTAGTCTTCATTAATGGCAACTTGTTCTGATAACTGCTTGGTTAACTCATCATTTGAAGCTTTTAACTTGTCAATTTTTCCACTTTGCCAACCAATGAAGACGCACAGAGCAAAGGCAATTACCGCACTAGCAATCATTACCTTGAGCTTCACAACTCCCCCCTTGTTATTTTACCCCTGCCTGTTTCCATCAAAATGAACTCAAGCACCATTTCACCCGCTTTTTCTTTTAAAGTCTGAATCCTTCTTTCATGCTGGGGCTTTATCCCCTTCCAAGCATTCAGCCCTTTGCCAAACTTACTGGCGATCGCTTCATCCCGTTTATAATCCGCACAAGCCTCGTTAAGTTGCTCCATGACGCTAAGTTTTCGAGGATTGATGGCTTGCCCTGTTGTCCAGTATTGATAAAGAACATCGTCACACTCTTCTTGATACTTGATTACTTTATCGCGGATCTCTGGTTTGACTTTGTTAGGGCTGATAGTGTGAAGCCAGCCAGCAAGTTTGCGTAGAGCCAAGCAAAGCATTGATTGCTCACCGCCTTTTGTAGGAATGGTGATTTCCACCATTCCTTTGGAAAATCTCGATTTTATCTTGCTAAACTGACTTTTCCAGTCTAACCCCATCCCTTCAACAATAGGCTTCATAGGAACATACGGCTCATTGTTATACTCAACAACATAAAGCTCGTTATCATAAAACGGAACAGTAATCGTATTTGTCATAGTGTCTACCTTATTTAATAATGAGCCCTGCCACATAGGAAATCAGTCCACCAAAGCGACACCAGCTATAACTGATTGCCTCAGGACTCATTTCTAAATATGGGCTTGGTGTTTGTGATAATGCGTATGTGGTACGCAAACATAAAAAAGGCCTCGCGATTGCGAAGCCAATTTAGTCAGTAGAATTTAAAACTTTTACAGCAATCCCCACGCTTTTTCGAACGTAGCCTCATCATACGGCTGTGAGCCATTTTCATGGCGAATGATTGCCTTGGCCAGTTTAATTGTGGTTGCCTTATCATAAAGACTGATAACATCAGTAGGCGATACACCCAACTCTTTAGCTACACCGTTAATATATGCTCGGGTGTTGTTTTCATTCGTCGGAGCCCAGCGGTCAATCAGGCCTGATACAGTTTTTAACCCGTACTTACGCTGGTAGGTACGAAGTAGTGCCATCAATGCACGAATACCATAAACAGGGCTTTCAAATCGACAGAAGCGAGGTTCAATACTTGGGTCATGCGGCAATTGCCCTTTCCAATTATTGGCTTTGTTGTAATCAATGTTACCAGGGTTGTTATTGCGAATGCCTCGCGCTTGCTTAGTCATTGTTCACCCCCGCCCTGCCTTTAATAATTTTACTCAGACCATCCACGCCGACATACCCAATGAAGACACTCGCTAGGTAAGCCAACTCATGGTTAAGACCAAGTAGCGTTAAGAGGTCTTTTACAAACCATGCAAATAGTGCACACATAGCGCCATCAAATAGCGTCTTCTCCCAACCGCCGCCGTTGTACTTGCCGCGTAGAATCGCCATGCCTGTTGCTAGTGATGCGCTAATACCTTGCTCCTTATGAGCAGCAATAATTTGAAATACGTTATCCCAGAACTCGGGGTTTTCTTTCATATGATCCATACTCACCCCCTTTACTGGAGGAATTGGTTAATAGAAAGCCACCATTAGATGACCGGATTTGGATTAATGAATTTAATCAGCATTTGAGATAAGTTAAATGTTCAGCCCTATGTAACTTACCGAAGCGATGGCTGATTAACTTCGGTGTGAGGATTTTTATGCAATTTAATTTGATTCATGTTTTGGGTGTAGACCGAGCTAATGACAAGAACACGCTAGATGTTGCACTGCATGGCTCGGATGGCTCAATTCACAATTTCACAATCGACATCACAGGTAAAACTGCGGAGAATTTAACCCTAAGGGATGTTGAAAAATTAGCCATACAACACGCAAAGAGTAGCTTTGCGAACTGCACTAACGGCTAAGACTTTCAATTGCAGTTATTCGTGCACTTAGCGCATCTAATTCACAGCTCACTGCCGCTTGCATGTCAGTGAGCTGTTTTTCTAATGTTGCCACCCGTTCTTCTAGGCTTAAATCACCACTAGTGACAATAACGCCTGAAAATTCAGCTTCATTTTGATTGCTCATAACTGCCTCTCTTAAATAGAAAAAAGCCACGCAATGCGTAGCCCTTGGAATAATTTTTGGAATATTTTGTTGTTAGAATTGGTGTTGCGGAGGCATACGCTGAGAGTGTATGCGTTCAGGTTCCCCATGGCGTGTGTGCTTCTATCCTGATAAGTACAGATAACCCATGCGAGTTGGCCAATCAGCCTTGGCATTCTCCACAATGGAAACCCTACTCGCTTTAATGCCGCTATGTGCAAGATAGAAGCTAGCAAGTAGAGTTTTCATTACCTAGAAAGCAAAAAAGCCACACACAAGTGAGGCTATATATTTTCTTTGGTCCGCCATCGAGGCATCGAACCTCGACTCTTAACCTTAATAAGGCTAAATACTCTTCCGGTTAAGTTAATGGCGGAGAAGGCTTATTTAAGCCCGTTTAGTATTGCAAAAGCCATTAAGGACATAATAGCAATAAAAAGAATATTCTGGGTGTAACTAATTATTCGGTCGTAAATAACAAGCCAATTCATAGTTTACTCCTTGGTGTGTTTCTATTAAAAATTCGCTTCTACTTTTAAAATAAAATGTTGCAAATATAAAACGCCTAGAAGACACATCTTTATATATAACAAAACCTCGACATTGCGAGGTTTAAAATACTAGATAGCACGAGCGTTCATTATATTTTTACAAAATATACATGTGGCGCCATGTGGATTGCTAACCGAAATATCAAACTGAGATGTCCGATACTGAGATCCGTTACAACATGGGCACTTGTAATAGAAACGAATTTTTATAATGTTTTTAAAGCGCCACTACGTTAGCTGCTGCTGGGCCTTTTGCGCCATTCTCTAATGAGAAGCTTACTTTTTGCCCATCATATAAAGTTTTAAAATCATCACTTTGGATAGCTGAAAAATGCACAAAAACATCTTTGCTTCCGTCCTCAGGAGAGATGAAACCAAAACCTTTAGATTCGTTAAACCATTTTACTGAACCAGTCATTGAATTAGACATAGAATTTCCTTTAATTTTTAAGTTTGCCATAAGGCATGGGTACGGTTTGTTTTTTTATTTTTACTTATGGGAATTAATTAGAAGGAATTCGCAATGAAGAGGTATCTTAGATAACACTAAATGGTGAACAACTTTAAACTGACTAGCATAAATAGGCCTGTACTTCCAAACCGATGAATTCATTAAGCCACATATCCTAAGAGATAGCAAATTTTATTTTCTAGCTTACTTTATAACCACACATGTAACTCTGACCAATCGTAACAGCAAGTCTTATGTTTGTTTTAGATACAAAAAAGCCCCGCGATTGCGAGGCCTTGAATTTGTTTAATGTGACTAGGTATAGAAAGTCCATTATTGGGAGATAGTAAGCCAATTTCGGACAAAATGCAAGCTTTGACCAAGCAGGTTATGCGAAGCGATACCATTGACCACGCTGAATTAGATATCCTTGGTCGCATAGGAAATCAAGTGCATCATAGAGGCGCTCGTATGCAACGGCGTTATTCCTAGTATAACTATCCCAAAACACATTCCGTATTGTTTGCATTGTTGGGAGGCTTCTATCTTCGCAAAATGGAGATAACACACCAGTTTCTAATGCTGCCCTTAAGTCATTTGCAATATTTTGTAGACTCATTTTTATTTCCTTATGCTGAATATAAATCGAAAATGATACATCGAACTCTATTTTGTGACACAACTAAAAGCCTTTTCTGCTACGCTTTCTTCAATAAAACACTTACTTGTTAATTTTTCATAGAACGGCTTCCAATTTCTACGCCATGTTCTTTCGTTAAGGTCGGGTACTAAATGTCTTATTGCATTATATGCCACAGACGACGGCACACGGTTGAACCCCTTACCAGCGCAACGAGGACAATCTTTAAATACGGGAACGCCCTGTAATTTAGTTTGTGCTTCATCCAATACCTTGCCGCGTCCTTTACAGCGACAACGGTTAGTTAGCTGACCTTTTCCGTTACAGTCCTGACATAGCTCACCAACTAGCTCCTCTCTGATATTTGGATCAATAATCGTTTCGCCTTCAAGAGTAGTGATACCGGGATGTTTGACAACATCTTTCATTTTGTAGATCAACCCTTTCCCGTTACATACTGAACACTGACAAACTGAACCAGCTGAACGGGCATAATCTTCAAATGCCATCTTGGCAAGAACAATTAAACAGTAACTCAGTTTCTTACCCGCAGCTTTGCGAACTAATTTAGGTGCTACTTTAAGTGCATATTGGGTCAAGGCTTCCACAGTCGAAAATTTATCCTCTTCGCTGATGTCATTTTTAGCCAGAAAGGCTGTCATACCGAACTTAGCTTGTGATTCAGTCATCCCCATAGCAGCCATGATATCCGTTCCCGTTATTCGGTCAGGGGAGGTGCAACCTGCTACATTGCCAAATGTCGGTGACTTAGGGTGAAAGTTTTTCAGTGCATTTTCGAGTTTCATTAAGCCGCCTCTCTCTGTTTCCGAATAAAAACACGTTCCCTTGCTTCACAACCTTGTGTGAGCATGTCGTTAAAATCGTTTAAGTCAGGCCATCTCACACTAACTTTTTCAATATCATTGTTTGCAACGAGGTTTTTTCTAGCACATTCATAAGCTGCCGCCTCACCTGTTGCACTCCAATCGTTATCAGCAAAAACAATCAAGTGCTTAACGCCTTTTGGTGCAATAAACTTCGCCATATGACCCGCATTCATTGTTGACCAAGTATTGACGCCATAGATTTGCTTACAGGAAAGCGCTGTTTCTATCCCTTCAGCGATCCCCAATGTTGAAGCTACTGGAAACATGCGGATTGCTACTGAATTCGCATGCGACAAGTAGCTATCCTCCTGTAGCGCATCCATTCGTTTGACCAGAGATAGCCGCGCTTTTTTATCGCCTTCTAAATACGTCCTATGCAGGTAACAAAGCTGCCCTTTTGAGTCTGTTGCAAGCGACCAGATAGCTTGAAAGCTGTTAGGGTTATGTTTTACGGGTTGCTTATCACAAAATTTAACCTGTTCACTCGGCAGCTCATAGATACCGCGATTGTGTAGATATTTAGCCCCTGAGGTATCTTTCAGTGATTTTAGGTTTGAATAGCACTTAATGACCCGTTCCCTAAATCCTGCAATTGAGGTATCTTTAGTTTGTGGTTTAGGCACTATGTTTTCTCGGTGATTGCCAAGAAGCATATCCACTTCATCAGCGAGAACTTTAAAGCTCTTACCTTGTGTTTTTTCCAATAACTGAAAACCAGTGCCCGAACCACAGGTGCAAATCCATGTTCCCAGCCCATTTTTATCATCAATACGAAACTTGCCCTTTCTCTCACATAATGGACATTTGCCTTTAAAGTGTTTGCGCCCAGTTATAGGAGGGAGTCCATAGTACGCAAATATCTTTGCCCATTGTCCTTTTGCAGCATCAATTGTGTTCAAAGTAATGCTCCTTGCTGTGCTGTGCTATTTTTTAACTGACCTTTAATACGAGCGAACTGCTCTTTTGCTTTTTGCTGACCTTTTACGAAACGGATCCGCTTATGTTTAATAAAATTGCTAACCTCTGGTGTAATCTCTTGAGGAGTGTTGTGTAGCCCATAGGGGAATACACCGAACTTTTCTTTAAATGTGTGACCCACCCACCCGTCACTAATCGGCTTACCTTCAACCGCTCTGACGTTTTGGTAATATTTAAGTTGAGAATAGAAACTCTGCTTTTCTTGATGTGTATAAACTTTTTCAGTCTTACTTAATTTTTTGATGTTGCGTGTCGTATCGACTTCGACGTCTTCCCCTGCGAGTGGCTTAAATCCACACTTAGGGCAAGCATAAACACCGGCTGGCTTCATGTAGTGGCATGAGGTGCATTCTTTCGGTTTCTTTTCGTGCTTTTCCTGCTCACGAAAACTATTAACCTCTTTCATGCCATCATTTTTGCTCGGGAGTTCGTCATATTCGATATCATCAGGAAAACCTAAGCGGTGAACGGTACCGGAATGATCAAAAATGAGACATTTATCTTTGCCCGGCGCTTTACGTAATCCGCGCCCTAACGCCTGCACCCAGCGAATTTCTGATTTGGTAGGTCGGGCGTAAATGATGCAACGAACATCACTATCAAAACCCGCTACAAGCGTTCCGACATTAACAATGATCTTGGTTGCACCCTGTTCGAAACGATGAATAATGACTCGGCGCTCATCATGTGGCGTATCAGCTGTAATGACTTCTGCATTTACCCCGGAGCGATTGAAAGCAACGGTGACATAATTTGCATGGCTGACTGTGACGCAAAAACAGATGGTGGGTAGGTTTTCACCATTGGCCAGCCAGTTATCAACCACATCGCCAACTAAATCAGCACCCGACATAATTTCAGCGATCTCAGCCTCTTTATAATCACTACCGAATTCCTCACTACGAACTGATTTCACTTTTGATAAATCTGGTTTTGTCGGCGCGTAAAATTCGTATTTACTTAGATCCCCACGCTGAATAAGCTCCTTCATCGTTGTGGGTTTAATCAGCCTTTCGTAATACTCACCAAGAAACGGGGAAAACGGCGTTCCCGACAGCCCGATTACTTTGAGGTCAGTATCACGAATGACTTCGAGTATTTTCTTACGGCGTAAATGGGCCTCGTCGATGATGAGTAAATCAATGTTGTCAGGAAACTCGCGACGAATGACCGTGTCAGCGGAGGCAATTTGGATTAATTTTGTTGGGTCATAATTGGGATGATTGGCCCAAACAAATCCGATTTCTTCCAGTGGTATGCCATACTCTTGAAAACGCTCCGCTGTTTGAGCGATCAGATTTGTGTATGGCGCACAGAACATAACTCGCATATTGCGCTTGATGTAACCGTTTGTGATAAATGCCGCTAGCCCTGTCTTACCGCTCCCTGTTGGGCTATAAATCATAAACGTGCGGTTTTGCTTCCAGTTTTGACGCAACATAGCTAAACCGCGTTCCTGTGCAAAATTTGGTGTAATGTTTAACATCCGTTCCTCACTTGAATAATTTACCCTGCCAAGGTCGAAGCCTTTGGAAGATTTATCATTTAGCCATCTAAACGGCTGGTTGGTTTTATAACCCCTATAGAGATCTATATTTAAGATCTAACTCCTTCCTTGGCAGTGCCTCCCTAACACCCCTTTCAAAGATCACCCCCCCTTACCCCCCCTAGAAAGTTTTCCCCTCTTCCCCAGAAAACAATCTAGACGGCTAAACGTCTTAACCTCTAAATCCCCCTTAATGAATTACTGCCCAACCAACAACGGCGCTGAGGTATAACCTTGCATTGCCTTCGAATAACGTCTCACGTACTGCCTTAGCCTTGAGTTCGCTTCATGTCTCGCTTTGTTAACCTTGCGGTATGAAACTGACTCTAATTCCCAATGCTGCTGATACACTTCTGAATAAGCCACTAGCGCCCTATTTCTCGCACTCGGTGACAGTTGCAATAACATTTCCTGAATCCACTTAGCATCATCAGGAAAGTAATGCTTAGGCATCGGTATGTTGTGTATCTGGTGCATGCTGTTTTTTTGTAGGGAATAGATCATCTAAAGAGCATGCATGCCCCAGCTTCTGAAAAGCCATAACTATTAACCTGCAGTCATTTAAACTTGGCGTTCTGATTCCTAATTCATAATTAGCAATGCGTGAAGCTCCCCACCCTAAAATACTGGCTAACTTTGCCTGTGATATACCAAGCTGCCTTCTGCTTTTTGCAATATTGTTCATTCTCAGCCCTCCAAATATTGATATACATTAAACACAATATGTGATTATATTGCAATCACAAATCGTTTAATTACAAGCAACACGTTTTGTGTTAAAAAATACGCATGAAAAACATCAATGAACTTATCGGTCAAAGACTAAAATCCCTCCGTGAAAACAAAGGGATTAGCCAGGCACAGCTTGCACGTATGTGCGGATATTCTTCTGCATCTAGAATTGGAAACTATGAGCTAGGTGAAAGGAAAATTGGTGCTGATGACGCAGTGGTGATTAGCCGCGCATTAGATGTATCTCCAGCAGAATTAATGTTTGGAGATTCCGCAAATCATATAGTACGCATGTTTGAGTATCCGTTATTTTCAAAAATTCAGGCTGGAGCGTTCACTGAAAATAGCAACGCCTATACTAGGAGCGACGCTGCTGCATGGATACCCACAGCCAAGAAAGCAAGCGATAACGCATTCTGGTTAGAGGTTGAAGGTCACTCAATGACAGCCCCTCAAGGCGGACGCCCGAGCTTCCCAGAAGGAATGTTAATACTTATTGATCCAGAGGAGCCTGTAAATGTTGGTGACTTCTGTATCGCTAGGCTGCATGGTGATGAGTTTACTTTTAAGCGACTGATTCGCGATTCAGGCCAATGCTATCTTGAGCCGTTAAACCCACGATTTGAGATGATACCTGTTAATGGTAACTGCCAGATTATCGGCAAAGTGGTTAAGTCTCAGTGGCCTGACGAGACGTTTTAGATCAATAAATACATATCAATCTTTATTCTATAAGCCCTCGCTGCCTGCGCAGGGCTTTTTTATTTCTCACATAAACCTACATCTATCAAATAGTTAATCACAAAAATAAAAATAATCACATTTTGTTGTTGACACAACTACACAATTAGTGATTAATATAATCACACAAAACGTGATTAACACCACACAATCATAGTGATAATTAACTTGAGGTGTAAAAAATGGCGATTATACATTATGCGTCAAATTCAAACGCCCTGAAACCTGATATCCGTACAGGTCTGTTTAAGTTCTGCTTCTTTGCTGTAAAGCGTAGTGACCCGCAGGCTAAAGCCGAACGCAAAGAAGTTTATGCAACGGATTTGAAATCAGCGAAGTTACAACTTGTTCGTGATTATGTTTTATCACTGGGATCACAAATACCAGCAGGAGTCGTGACATGTCACACGAAATTAAATTAAGTGTTGCCGCAAAAAAAAGCGTCCAACTGAATGCTGTATTAGTTCAGCTGAATGGAATGACAACCGGAGAGACCATCATTGATAGTTTAATTGAGTTGGCTTACGAACTATCAAACCCTGTGGCAGGTTGGTTAATTGAAGAAAATGCACAACGGGATAATGACATGAATAAAACAGCCCCCCCAAAAAAAGTACAAGTTAGTGAATGTATGGATGTGTTTAACCGAGTAAAAGCGTTTTTAATTGCTGCTCAATATCTAAATAGAGACAACAGCGAAAAACATATAGCCAGTCAATTAATCGCTCAATGTGAAACTGAGATTGATGATATTTTGGAGAAAGAATAGTGAATGACAATATTGAATTAAGAAACTCAGCAAATACAGAATTAACTTATGCTAGAGCAATTATAAATACTATTTTAAATTCAGCCATTTTGGATAATGAAGATATCAAAAACACTTTAGAAGCGGCATTAAAATTAATTGAACGGGCAAATAACAATATAGCTCAGATAAATATTGAGGTTCCAAATGCATAATTTAATGTTCCCCCCCCTATTGAGAGCAAGAATTCTGATTTACATAAAACAGCTTCACTTGCTCAAAGATATGCAAGAGAGCTAACAATAGAAATAAAACCATTGCTGAATAGATTGTCTACATCATTTCCAAAAGAGGCTGGTCGACTTATTGGTTTATTGAGCGAACTTGATTTAATGACTAGCGTTACACTATCAGGGGTAGAAAAATTAATGAATACGGACTAAGCATGAATACTACAACTTATAACGTAATGACCATGTGTAAAATGAACAATATGCCCCCCCTAAATACATTGATGAATTTTGGCAACATCACGGTGAATGGGAGTGCAAGATATATAAACTGGTAGATGGTGATTATCAATTAGTAAATTCATTTTTCGAATATGAAAACGCATCAAGTGAAGCTAAAGAAATAATGAATCAATTACCAAAAATGAAAGAGCGAATTATCGCATTTTTAAACTTAAGGAATAAAGTCATGGTTAAAGCAATTGAATTAGCAACAGGATTTGAGATTCAGGTCGTTGAGCGCCCCGTGTATATTATTAATGGCGCCAAACGTGCATATCTCAGTGAGCGTGCAGCTCTCAATAAATTATCTAGCATCCTAACAGAACGTGAGTTCCGTGAAAAAGGTATTGAAACAAACTATGAAGATGAACATATTACCCTTGAAAACGGTACTATCGCTCACAAACGAGGTGAGCCAACTGAGCATTTCATGGAGCGTAAAGAAGCTAAATATGCTGAGCTAAGCGAAAAGCTGAAAAAAGAACGCGAAATTAAACGCCTTGAAATGGAATACAAAAAAGCAAAAGATAAATGCAAAGATGCAGATATCGTAGCTAATGAAGTATATAAAAAATTAATGGCTGCTCAAAACTTATAATTAAATAACCAAATTAAATTTAAATCGGCGTCAACGCTGAGGGAATACCCTTATCTGAATTCAGGAACAAGAAAATGGAAAAGTTAACGTTATTAGATAAAAGAAGAAAACATTTTATTGATGCAGTCTTTGATTATCTAAAAAGAAAAAAGAGAGCATCAACATTCGAGCGAACTGTCGATGGTATTAAATACCGAATTGATTTAGATACTGAGGTATTAAAACAGTCATTAATCAATTTATATGAAAATAACATCTGCCGTAAAGAAGCTGGAGCAACCGACCAGCAAATAATTGAAGTCTACGATAGTTTTTACAATAAACACGGAAAGCTAACCGATGAAGGCAAAGAGTTCATTAGTGATATTACTTTGCTCATTGCTGAACATTTACATCAAAAGGAAGTGAACAAATGAAACTAACTTATTTAAATGTCGCACAGCAAGCTGTTAGCGCAGAGCGTGAGGAAGATTATTTAAAAGCAGTTCATTTGTGGAATAAAGCGAAAGGACTAGCCAGAAATGAACAAGACTATGAATGGGCTGATTATCGCTCAGAGCATAATTCAAAGCGAAGCACTTTATTAAGTCGGGCTATTGAATATGAGTTTCAACAAAAAGAGCGAAGACGAAAAGCCAGAGAAACCATTCAATTAAAAAAAGAAGCTGAATTGCTGGAAGAGAATATTAATAAAACTTCGGAGGTGAGCTGTGAGTAAAAGAAAACGTAGTAGAACCCAACAAGGAATTGCAGGCATGACCATTGCCCAAGGGCTTAGTTTAGAAAGAAATGAAGTTAAAGATTATGCCAATGTTTGCAAACACCTATCTCAATTTGAAAGAAACGGCGATGACATACGAATGCCATTAAATAGACAGCAACGCCGATTAGCCAAAAAGCTAAAAATTGATATTAAGGAAGTTTAATTATGAGCGAATTAATCACCATTGATGCCAACTCATTGCCTGTTATTGAATGGAGAGGCGTCCGAGTTGTCACCACGGAAACATTAGCGGCTGGTTATGGCGTTGATGAAGCCAATATCCGCATGAATCTTTCCAATAACCGAGATCGTTTTGTTGAAGGGGTTCATATCATCACGCTAAAAAGTGATGCATTACGTTTATTTCGTAACCAAGTAAAGGATATTTACTCGGTTAATAAACATACGACTTCTTTGACACTATGGACCGAAAAAGGCGCAGCCCGTATGTCGAAAATTGTCGATAGCGACGAAGCCTGGTCTTTCTTTGAAAAAATGGAGGATGCTTATTTTCGTCCAATTCAAGTTGTCCAAGCCGACCCTACAGCAATGGGACTGCCTAATTTCTTAGACCCCGTTTCATCAGCCTTAGCATGGGCGGAAGCTAAAAAAGAAAGCGACCTGCTCACTATCGAGCTGAAAGAAGCAAAGCGTACTAAATCACAAATCAGCCGCAGCCGTGAGGCCTCTGCACTCGGTAAATTAAGCGCTGTCACTCGCCAAAATCGCCAATTGTCTGAGCGCCTAGGTGAGAGTGTAAAGCACGCAACTATTACCGCAGTACAGAATGTAACAGGCATCAAGCACAACCCTTATCCAATGCGTAAGTGGTGTAAAGAGCGAGCACTTGAGGTTGAAACCGTGCCCGACCCTCGGTTCGGCAGTGTTAAATCATGGCCAGCAGAGGCTTGGTTAGAAGTGCACGGCGTCGATCTAAAAAAATTATTCGGTTCAAAGTAAGGGGATAAAAATGGAAATGACAAGCTATCAAGTGACTTATTTAGGTGATTACCCTTGCGGACACCGTCACACATTATCGATGGAAATTGAAGCGTTAGGCGTTGCTGACGCTATCGAAAAATCAAAAGAAATTCTTAGTGATAGTGATATCAAATCAACTAACCACACTCTTTATTCAGTAGTTCCAGTTGGTTTTGGTATGAGCTCTTTAGCAGAAATTAACTTATGCCCACCAAGAGACCAAATTAAGCTACTTCCCTGCCCATTCTGCGGCAATGACGAGATTGAACTGAATTATTCCAATTGGGATGGTGAGGATATGTTTGTGATCCATTGCGATTGCTGCGGTGCCAAACAACCCGAAGATTATCTAGATACTGCCGTTCGCATCTGGAATCAACGTGAAGTATTGCCAACAACGGAGGTTAAATAATGGCTTATTTTACTGACACAGGTAATGGTGTTATTGCCGACGATGGCACTTTGATTACCTATTCTGATGCAGTTAATGCGCTTGAATGTGGTCAATACGACGAAGAACTCCTGAAAGGCTTGCATTTGGCGGCTGCCGTGATGGGCAAATTAGGCGATGAACCCGACACACTGACACCAGAACAAAGAGTTTCAGTTTGGCGTTGGGTAGTCGTGGCTTGCTTTATCCGAGAACAACAGGAAAAAAATGGCACGATTAAAGTGCCAAATGGTAACGGTGGTTTTGATTTGGCAACCATCTATAGCAACGGTAAATCGTCACTAAGTATTTACCCTGCTCCTCTACGCCTTGCGCTAAGTGAAAACCTAGAACGGATCATGGTTGAAACGTTCGGGAAAGCACTATGGGCTGATTTTACTGTTCGAGTGTATGCCGATTTTCTTGATATCTCACTAGAACAAGGTCCTCGCCTATCAGCTAAAGGACGCGAAGGTCTTTGCATTCTTCACGATGATTATATCCGTGCACTGCAATCAGAGGGGATTTTCCCTGCAATGCCAACGATGCACTAAGGGTTGTGAAAAATGAAAATTGAATATGTCACCAGCAAAACAGGCAACACAGCCAAAGTAGTGATTCTGTCTTTCATTACCGAGCGCCGAAAACTGAATCGCATTGTCGACACAGTAAAACTATGGACGCCAGTTCAAGAATCATCAACAGGCTTCTTTTTTCGAGTGACGACGATTTACGGCAAAGCAAGCCACGTTTTAAGGGCATACAAAATCATTTGTTCGGAGGAAAGCAAGTGATTGAACAAGATAACAATGACTATGAAATGGTTGATTACGACGATGTGATAGTTCGGGTTACTCACTATGTGGATGATGGTTGCGATTGGACGGCTCGAATTATTCACTGGTCCAGACAACGCTGTTATATCAGGATGGGTGTATGCCCTCCTCTACCACCAGCACCACAAGTTAGCGAACCGAAATTAATCCCGATCACCAAAAAAAAACGCGCAAGGAAGGTGAAAGATGAGCAATAACCCTTTAATTATCGATGCTCTTGAAGAAGTAGGTCCATGTGATATCGATACGCTTGCTTTGCATATGGATCAAAGCGCCCAGGTTGTTAATGCAATGATTACCAATCAAATGCGAAAAGGTGCGGTAAAACTGGTTAATGGTATGTATCAACTTACTAACCAGCCAGAACCAAAAACAAATAAGAGCCCTATTGCTTCAAAGTTTTCATGTCAGGCTAGCGATGAGCGTCCTAAGATTGAAATCTTAAGAGGGGTTTTACAGCAAAGCTCGCAGGCTATGACGGCTGCTGAATTAGCCAAAGCAACTGGAGATTCGGCAAATAACATTGGTGGGCGTTTAAAAACTGATATCAAAAATGGAAATGTGATTAGCTTAGTTAAAAACGGCTTAAAAGTTTATCAGTGGGTTGACGCTAAAGAGGAGAAATCACCCCTTTTAGAAGATACCTCCGACAACCAATTGATATCACTTAATTCTGTCACAAAGCCAGAATTTAAAGGTGAGAAAAATCACCTTACACCAGAACAGCATGCCTCCGTTTCAAACGGAACCATGAACGTGCCAAACAGCAAGCAATTACGCACTGAGCTGGTAAAAATTGATGATGAACTGATTCAGATAAACAGCCGCATGAGCGAATTAACAAAAATGCGTCAATACAAAAGTGAAATGTATGAATTGGTGACGAAGCTTGAAAAGCTAATGGAGGTGGTCAATGAGAGCGTTTAAGCGGTTTATTATCTACGCGATTGCATTCATGCTCACTGCGGTTATTGCTGTGGAGTCAGGAATGCCCAAAGCTGCAATATTCGCTCTAGGTATATGGGCTGGTTTTATCGGGAGTATTCTGATCGAGGAGCTTTGAGATGAGCGAAATTAAAGATACCCGAAACTGGAAGTGTTTCTTTGGTATGCATCAGTGGATTCTTATAGCTGTATATGATTATACCCGATCGGATGAATTCGGTGACGTATACATGAGAGGTAAAATGTTTATTATGCAATGCGCTCACTGCGGCAAGGTTAAAAGGAAAATATTATGACAACACTTGATTTTAACCTCGTCAGTATCATTAAAAATGCAGGTGGGGATCCGAGTGATGTAACTGAGGCTGTTTGGGATGCTGGTTATCAGAAAATGGATTTTACTACAGAGGAAATCATTCAAATGACCACCAGCCAGATAGCTGAATGCCTTTATTATGACGTCCCGCAAAATGTATGGCCAAAAACAGTTGAAAGCCTCAGTAAGGGAAATTTAAACGCCATTATCGATGATGCAATGTGGGAAGGAACTCCAGCAGAAGTTGCTGCAGAAATATTAATGAACGGGTATAGAAAAGGAGGTGCGGAGTGATTCGTGATAATGCATATATGACAACAAAAGATGTATGCAATCATCTTCGTATTTCATCTAGAACATTAAACCGCCTAAGAAATAGAGCCGCACTACCATTCCCAGCCCCTGACTGTAGCTCCAAGGGCTCAAAAAACCGATGGTTCAAATATAAAGTATTGGAATGGCAAACGAAAGATTCGGAACTAAGTAAAGCGAGTCGAAAATGAAAATAACGCCCCTACCTTGGGGCGAATTTCGTTATTAACTCCAATTTATCCCACCACTTTTTATAAGCCTCTCTCATTTCATTCATATAGCTGTATTTATCATAAACCCCCCATACCCCGGGTAATTTATGACCTAGCATTGTTTCTGCGACATGGGGCGCGGTTAATTCTGAGAAATTCGTTCTAGCGGTGCGTCTTAGGTCATGCATAGAAAAATGAGGGATTATTACATCATAACTTCTTTTGCAGTATCGAATAAGATTTTTAGGAAATGATAGGTGGAAGTTAAAAGATATAACACCCGTTCCTGAGTTAAAAATTACTTCACTATCAGCTAACTCGATAAGCCTTTGTATAGCAGGAACGGAGTCTTCTATTATTGGTCTTATTAATGGCATTCCTGTTGAGCCTCCTGTCTTATGGTTCTCTGCAGGAACTACCCATATCATTTTATTGAAGTCAAAATCGCTTTTTTTGGCTAACCGAAGCTCACCAACACGACAACCATAGTAAAGGCATAAAAACACAAACAAAGCGTTTTTCTCTTCCATTCTTGATTCTTTGCTAGCTTTTAAAATGTAGTAAATCTCTGAGTCGTCTAACGTGCGTGAACCTTGCCCCTTTTTAACACCGAAATCTTTAGGGCTAAGATTTAATAGCGGGTTTAGAGCTATCATGTTCCGCTTTCTAGCCCACTCATAACATTCAGCGGAGTAATTTAAAATGCGCTTTGTGATTTCTGAGTACTTTTTAGACATCCCATCTAAATAAGAAACCCATATTTTTGTAGTTAACTGTTCTGGTGAATACTTACCTAACTTAGGGAATACGTGTATTTCAAAAGTTCTCAATACGTTCACTGAACTTACCTTCCCTTTAAAATGCATCTCATGCCACTGTCGATATAAGTCTTCAAATGAGCTATTCTGATTGATAGTTTCAATTTCCAAGGACTGAACCAGTTTTGGGTTTTGCCCCTCACTTAGAACTTTTGACCAGTACAAAACTTTAGATCTGGCTTCTTTGAGTGACAT